TTGATTTTACGCCACCGAACGAATCTGCTAGCGCCAAGTTTATTTGTCAGCAGTGGAGCAAGACCATCTTGTTTACCAATCGCGCCGAGATTACGGCAACATTTGTGCAGGTGTTTGAGCCATGACTTATCCGTTTTGGGAACCAAATAAATCTTACAACAATGGTGACATTGTTAACAGCAACCCAATATCGGGCAATGGTGCGTATGCTTTTCAGGCGACAACCGTTGGAACGTCAGGCAGTACGCAGCCTGTTTTTCCATTAATTTATGGCAAAACTTATATTGACAATAACATAACTTGGGCAACGATTAATCCAACTTATGAAGTTTTAAGAAATCTAGAGCCGTCAGCATTGATTGAATTGTTTCACATACAATTTACAACTGAGTTAAACGGTGCAGACGATGACTTGTATTTTCACGCGGGAACAAACGGTATTCCTACCAGCATTGTTTTTGCGGGGCAAAGTTACACTGCAGCGCCTGTGGAAGCCGAAGGATTTGATAAGTCAATGAAGGGCGTACTGCCGCGCCCTACGCTGCGTGTTGCTAACGCACAGGACACGATATCAAGTTTGATGCACAGATCATCCAACCCAATTGATCCGCTAACGGCAAAGGTTACTAGAATTCAAACATTTAAAAAGTTTATTGATTCCGTCAACTTTTTTAACGAAACTTATGTTTATCAAGACGGCAATACTGCAACAACGCAAAACGGTGACACGCTTGTTTTGGCGGCACATGGTACAGGGGATGCAACAAGCAGACTGCCCGACCAGGTATATCGAATAGATCGCATTTCGTCTGAAAATCAAGATTTTGTAGAGTTTGAACTTAGCTCTAAACTTGACCTAACAAATGTATTGTTGCCAAGAAGGTTGGTGACTGATTATTGCCCTTGGAAATATCGTGGCGTTGAGTGTGGTTATGACGGTGGGCCAGTTGCAACAGTTGAAGACATCACAACAGGCGTAACATCAGCGACGGATCAATGTGGCAAGCGTTTGAGATCGTGTAAGCTTAGATTCCCGAATGCTTCAGAATTTGACCCGTTACCGTTTGGTGGATTCCCTGCCGCTGGCATTTCAGCTTGAGGCTGAGAAACACGCAATGCGTGAATTTCCAAATGAATCGTGTGGGCTTGTAATTAATGATAAATATTTTTCTTGCAATAATGTATCTCCTAATCCTGAACGTGATTTTGTCATCTGCCCACAAGATTACATGTCTGCTGCCATGTCAGGCAGGATACAAGCTGTAGTGCATTCGCATCCGCAAGGCGGCCCGCCAAGTGATTTTGATGTTGGAGCATCTAGCGCAACTCGTTTACCTTGGTATGTTTTCAGTGTGCCTGACAAGCAATGGTCAATTATCGATCTCTAATTGGAATTCCTTGGGAGTACGGCGTCAATGATTGTTTTTCATTGGTGCGTCAATACTACAAATTGTCTGGAATATTGCTGCCAGATTTTAAACGCCCCAAAGACATTAAATCGTCACATAGTATATTTTTAGAGCAAGCTGCTGCGTTTAATTTTCAAGAAACAAGCTTGGATCAAATTGCTGCTGGCGATGTTTTAATCATGCGTCTTGACACTTCCGCGCCGATGCACGCAGCTATTTATGTGGGCGATCAACAGATTTTGCATCAGCGGGTCAACTCTCTTAGTGGTCTTGAGGCATTAAGCTGTTATTATCGCAAAAGAACGTCGGCGGTGTTCCGCTATGCAGCAGACCGTACGGCTTCTGGACAGGCTCGGTGAGGAGTACGGCGAAGAGCACGTTTACTACAACCTGCGTTCGCCTGCAGACGCCATCAAGATGCTTTGCATCAACCGCCCCAAGTTTTACGAAGAGCTGCTGACGGCACATAAGAACGGGATCTTTTATCGCGTCACGCAATCAGGCGCAGAAATGGGGTATGACGAGCTACAGCTAACGCTTGGCTCAAAAGATCTTTACATTATTCCTGTTATTGGTGGCAGCGAAGGCACCACTGGGAAAATACTTGCGGGTGTCGGATTGATCGCAGCTTCATTTCTGTTTCCTGGTGCGGGACTTTTTGGGGCAACAAGTATATTTGGTGCGACTGCAGGCACAGGGCTTTTAACTGCTGCAGGTTCAGCGTTGAGTGCAGTAGGTGCATCTTTGGTTTTGGGAAGTGTTGCTGACATGATTTCGCCGCAACCTCAAGTTCCAAACCTTTCCGGTCCAGCGCGAATGCAGGGCACGGGTGAATCTGTCAGGGGTTCTGGCCCAGCAGGTGTTACAAGAGCAACGAGCGGTGCGAAGTCGTATGCATACACTGGCGCTAGTTCAGGGTCTGGCGTTGGCGCAACCGTTCCCGTGGCGTTTGGGAAGGTATTAGCTGGAAGTCACTTGTTGTCACTTGATATTTCCGCAACAGCAGAAGAAGGCACTGTCACGACAAGCTTGACGCCTCCTGGCATTCAAACTTTGCGCGTTAATTCAGAATACGTTACCAATAAATTTGCATCACTAGGTGGATTGAGATCAAGAAAGTGGTCTCCTTCTGATATTAGAGAGACAAGCAATACAGATGAAGACAAAGATAAAATTTTTCACGGCAATGACAGCGGCGCTACGTTGAGACTTTTGTATAACTCTAGCGGCTCTAAGATTTTGCCAGCAACATCATCACTTACGAAGAACGCATTACAGGATGATTCTAGAAGGGAAAACTTTCAAGTATTTTTTGAAATGGATCAGGGTTTGTATGATCGAGTTGGATTCGGCAAATCAAGTCGTGTAGATGGTTTTGTGAGTTATACTATTACAATTAGAGCAGCAGGAATTAAAGGCCCTGACCAAGATGTCGCTCAAGTCAGCGGAACAGTGCAAGGTAACATTAACACCAATGAAAAAATTAGATGGTGTCACGCAATTGCTTACCCTAAAATGAATAAAAACAAAGATGAGTTTAAGGATGGTTTGATCGAAACGATTGTGCAGGTAAATGATTTTCGTGTTCACGATAGGGACAATACAAGCGATAGCGGTCAAATGCGTATGAAAGTGATCTACACTGGGTATGAGTTTTTCCGCGATAGCGACGAAAACAGAACTGAAAACCTTATTGCATCATAATCATGTCACTTAGAAGCGACTCATCAATTCACATCGTTGACCTTATTTCAGAAGGCGTTATCGGCGGTTTTGCTGGTTTGACTGAGGATTGTGTTTTTTTAGATGACACTCCACTATCGCAGTATGAATCGGCGGACAATGCTGTTGACTTGACGCTTGGTGGCAAAAATCAAAGAGCACCTCTAAATTTATTGGATCAAGATGCATCACTTGACACGGTACAAAATATTGGCGTTGAGGTTGGATCAAATTATGAAGAGACGGTTGATTCTGAAAATAAAGTTGAAGGCAGGAATTACGGCGAAGGTTTTGTTGTGCGATCAGTTACTGATCCCACTGTTAAAAAAGTATCATTGTTAATTACTATCAATCGCCTGTTTTCAACTGCAATTGAAGGTCTGGGGCGTGGCCAGTTATTTAACGCAACTGTTCGCCTTGGAATTACCTTTTATGGGCCACTTGGTTTTGCGCATCAATCTGTTGCCGCTGGCACTGAATTCAACATTACGGGCATAACGACATCAGGATACCAGTTTAAAACGCCTAAGTACGATATTTCCCAATATGGCTATCCGTGCTTTATTAGATTGCATAAATTTAAAAATATTAGGGTAGAAAACAACCAAAATTATAAACCACAAATTCTTTCTAGGGGCACGGGCATTCCTGCTAATACGCCTGAGGCTGCATTTGAAGCCACATATTTGACACTTACCGAAACGCCTGAACCTGAGCGTTTGGCATTAGCTAGCGGTCGCGGCAATCAAGTTACATGGTCTCAACTTATTTTGCACAAGCCAACGCACATCAATTACGGCCATTCGGCATGTGCTGCGTTGACAATTAATACTAAAGATATTTCCTCCTTGCCGACTCGTTCCTATTTAATCAAAGGAATTAAGGTGGCAATTCCAAGCAATATGGCAACTAGATTTGACGGCAGTCTCTACCCTATTTATGCAACTGATTTTGATGGTACGGCAAAAGCTGCGGAATGGACAACGTGTCCTGTTTGCATTTGGCGTCACATGTTGTTAAACACCAGGTTCGGCGCTGGTGATTTTGTAAGTGCAGAAAATGTAAGTTGGGTCGATCTGTACCCTTTAATTAGGTACGCAAATGAATATGTTCTTGTTGAGCCTATTGAGTCAACTTATAGTCAAAATTTTGTAGAGCCGTCAACAGGGGAAACAAGATTTAATCTTACTGTGGGTTCTGATCATGGTTATTCAGTAGGTGATGTAATTCATGTATTTTTTACCAGTGGCGATTTGCTTCTTATTCATGATGTTTGCAGTTATGTGGTAAAGGCAACTAACCCGACACAGGTTGCTGTAATTCCTTTTGATACTCAGCTTGGCAACACTGGCGCTGGCGGTACTTGTTTGACGGCTAAAAAAGCTGAGCCGCGATTTGCGTGCAATACAGTAATTAGTAATCAAGCGCAAGCATTTGATGTACTGCAAGATCTTGCCAGCATATTTCGCGGCATGATGTATTGGCAGACAAATGGCATTACTGCAACTGCAGATCACGGCGAGTTATTTAAATCTGGCGGTCTTGATAACAATGTGCCATCAGTGCATCTCTTCAGCAATTCTAATGTTGTTGATGGGCGGTTTGATTATGAAACCTCGTCGGTCAGGACAAGAAGCACAAGCATCAAAGTAAGGTATAACAGTCCAGAAAATAGCTATCGGCCTGACACTATTTGCGTTGAAGACCCAGAGTTACGTGAAAAGTATGGTCATCAAGTCCGAGAGATCGTTGCGTTCGGCTGTACTTCACGAACTCAAGCTGCACGCATGGGACGTTGGATGTTGGCGTCTGAAAAGCTAGCAGGCAATCTAATTAAGTTTTCTACGGGGCTTGATGGGGCGGTGGTTTTGCCTGGTCAAGTGTTTTCTGTTGCAGATGAAATGCGTGCAGGCAACAGGTATAGCGGTCGTGTGCGGGCATCAACAATTTCAACAATTACGCTTGATAGAAATTTAAACTTGCCTCCTGGTTCAAATCTTGAGATTACTTGTACGCTTGAAGATGGACTGGTGGAAACTCGTTCTGCAACATCCACTTCTGTTGTTGATGGATATACTGTAATTCAAATTTCAGTTCAATGGGCTAAGGTTCCTCCGGCCGGTTCAATTTATTCATTGTCAACCGATTCAGTTAATGAGCAAAAATTTAGATGCGTTTCTGTCTCAGACAATGGTGACGGCACCTATGGAATTGTTGGAGTGCAGCACAATGACAGCATTTATGCCGTAGCGGACGTTGCAGGCAACAGTCTTGAACCGCTTAAGATCAGCTCGTTTACGGATTTCCCAGCTCGCCCGACTGCTGTCAAGGTAACTTTCAGGCCGGTTCAAACCAGTGGAAACCTGTTCTTCCAAATGCTTGTATCTTGGGAGCGTGGAGCTACAGGCACAACAGTTGAATATGAAGCACGAATTTTTGTTAATAATCAACCGTTTAAAAAAATTATAACAGATCAGCAATTTATTAAATTAGACACAGAAAGCTTAGTTCTGCCAAACGCAGAGGTAGCTGTTACGATTGTTGCTAGGGGATTAAAGTTTGGTCAATCTAGTGTATCTGAAACAATTACAGCAACTGCGCCGAATGCGGGAATTCTGCAGTCAGCAAAGTTTTTGCCAGCAGAAGATACGGCCGTTTTGCCTCCAGACATAACAGGAATGGTAGTTAGAGTGTTTGACGAAACATCAGCGCAAATTGAATATGATCCGATACAAAATGAAAATTTAGAGCAATTGCGTTTGGTAGTGCGAATGAGCACTGCAAGTGATGGCGGCTCATGGGGCAAATCTGTTTTTGTGCAAGAGTTTCCGATTGCAGCAAATGACATCATTATTCCATATCAATTAGCTTTTACAGGAGACGTAGAAACTCCTGCTAAATACTATGCAAAATTAAGAAACATAAAAACAAATGCACAAAGCACAAATGCCGCTGTAGCAAATGTCGAAGATCTTTCGTCGGTCAATAAATATACAGATAGCAACTTGACTATTAACGAAACTGCTGACCCGCCAGATCTTTTACAAGGAATTAGATCAAAAACAGTTGCAAAGGTATCAGGCGGTTTGGCTTTGCAGAGTAGATTTATCGAAGAGTCGCTTACCGGTGAGGCGGAGCAAAATATTAGGCGATCTGCAATTGGAACGTACGAGCAAACCGTGGTTACTACTGGCACGCCTCCGTTTGAGGTTGACACCGGCACAATTGTTGTAACGCTTAACAATCACCCGTTTATTGTTGGCGACTACGTAAATTTAGTGCTCAATGGCATTAAAAATAATTCCGCGCCTTATGAAATTGAAGCCGTTACGACGAACACATTTACTGTTACATCTAAGGATTCAAGTCCCGCAACTATTGCTGCCGGAGCGTCTGTAACTATTTTCAAGTCTGCGTTATCTGGAACGTATTTCTTTGATAATGAGCTTGACCTTGGTGGCGAATATGAAGTTCTGTTGAACTCTGTCATTGAAAATGACACAACGGATCCTGATGGCGTAACTGGCGCAAAACTTTATTATCGTACAAACCTTTACGATTCACAGTTGACAGAAACTGGTGGCATTGTTGATGAGGCTGGTTCAGATTTTATTTTGCTGGAAGACGGTGGCGAAATCGTAATTGAATCGTTTGTTGAATTTACGCCTTGGAAGCCATTTTTAAAAAGTTTTGCGACCGGCAGAGTGTTTCAATTTAAATTAGAACTGACCGGCAAAGGTCCGCGCACTCCGGTTATTTCAAAGCTTGGTGTCAAGGCTCAGCTACTGGAGCGTACAGAAAAAGGGATTGTCTCGCCTGGCGGTTCTGCAAATCTAAACATGTTTGAATTTACTAATGCGTTTTATAAAAAACCTGAAGGCACAACAGGCAAAATGACAGGGGAAGTTAAAGTCGATCAAACGACAACAGTCCAAGGCACCAGTGTCACGGGATTGGTTTCAGACCTGACGCACAAGGCGCAGATTTTTCCGTTTACGCCATTCCTTGCAGATTTGACTCAAGTTCCAGAAGGCAGAGCATTTCACGCCAATGTGCTCGATGCCAACAACGCAGTGGTGGCGGGCAAGAAGATTGAGTACACTGCAACTGGATTTGGTAAAAGGCTCACCTAATGGCTGATCGCAAAATCACTGCTTTAACAGAGCTTACGGCGGCAGTCGCAGACGACCTATTACTTGTCGTTGACACGTCTGAGGCCGCTGATGCAAGTAAAAACAAAAAGCTAAAGATCAGCAGTCTGCTTAGCAATGTAGAAGCCGGTACGACTTCAAATCCGAGCATAGGTTTTGTGGGCAGTGGTTCGACTGGAATCTATAGCGTGGATTCTTCAACTATTGGGTTGGCTCATAATGGAACGCAAACTGCCAGTCTGGGCTTTACGACAGCAGGTAGTGTTGTTCAACCGCGATATTCAATAGGTGCAACAGAATTTGGGATGTCAGGAACGACAGACGCCCCACTTCATATTCGTCAAAACAGTGCGGATGATGCGGACGCTGCTTTAGTTATTGAAAGCAGTGATACTTCAGGTTCGCAGGGGCCGCTTATTGAAATTCGCAGAAAAAGCCCAACTCCATCAGATAACGATGCGATTGGTGCGATTAAATTTACTGGCAACAACGACTTTGGAGGAAGCGCAGCAACGTTTGAAACCATTAATTATGCGTCAATACAGGCAACTATGGTAGATATTACTGATACTGAAGAAGATGGGCGGCTTGAGTTTTTAACGCAAGATGGAACGGCAGGATTGCAACCTGCCATGTTTGTGCAAAACAAAAAAGTTGGTATTGGCAGCTTGTCGTCAGGCGGCACGCTTGTACCAGACGTTGAATTGCATGTTAAAAGTAACTCTGCAGGTACAGCTTTAGAGGTTGAATGCACTGAAGTATCAGCCGCTGGTGGTGCAGATTTAGTTTTGTATAGGCACAGAAATGGTGCGGCTGGTGTGGCGGATGATGTATTAAGTACGATCAAATTTCAAGGCAAAGAGAGCCTTACAAATGATGAAACTTACGCGCATATTAAAGCATCAATCGTTGATCCTGACGCTAGCGGTGTAGTTCCGCAAGGAAAACTAGAAATTGTAGTTGACCCTGCAAGGGCAAATCATACAAAAATTGGTCTTGTAGACGATTTGATTTCGTTTACTTCACCTATTGCTCTGGAGCAAAGCACTAACGTACCTGCCCCTGTGGCAGCTAATTCACCTGGCAGCAAGGGAGAAATCCGATGGGACAACGATTATCTTTATCTTTGTAATGGTACAGGCACAAGCTCGCAGGTTAACCGTTGGAGGCGCGTTGCGCTAGAAGCAAACTGGTGATCTAGGCGTCAGTCGCGATAGCTTGTAGAATGGCGATAATGAAAGGCTTACGATGGCAAACGTCAAGATTACCGAACTGACTGCTCTGAACGCAGCGGAAACGGCAGCAACTGACGTATTTCCAATTGTTGATGTAGACGCAGACGCTACGAAAAAGATCTCGGTTTCGGATTTGCTGAGAAGCGCTCCTGATGGCACATTGTCTGCTCCAGGCTTTGCGTTTGCAAATGATTCCAATTCTGGTTTGTACCGTATTGGGACGGACAATATTGCATTGGTGACAAACGGAGCGGCACGGATTCTGATTGATGCGACTGGCAATGTAACGATTCCGAACACTGCAATTATTACGTCAAGTGAATTCGGTTCTGGAACGGCAGCCGCACCAAGCATTACCTTTACTAATGATACAGATGCCGGCATTTATAGTCCGGGTGCAAATCAAGTAGCCATCAGCACTAATGGCACGCAGGCGCTCTACATTGATTCAGATGGTGACATTCTGGTTGCAGACGGCAACCGCATGGAGATTGATGAAGTTCGCGCTAGAGATGGTGATGGTCTAAAACTATTTGATGACGCAGGTGCTGGGATCTTTGTTCAGGACGGAGGCAACGTAGGCATAGGGACTAGTTCGCCCAGCGCCCCTTTAGTTGTTAATCACACTTCAACCTCTGGAACCGATCAAGATGTTGCAAGATTTGAAACCCAATCAGGAGGAGACTTAAAGATTCAGGCAAGCGACCTTTCATCCGCCAATCCGACTTGGAAGATTTACACACCTGGCAACGAAGAAATTACGCTTGGCTCTAATAATGGAGAAGCTATTCATATAGATGGCTCAAATAACGTAG